ACTAAGAAATCATAAGTTAAACATAAGATACACTTTAGTGTTATCTCCTGTAGTGGCACTTAATTAAAAAGCCTTATAAATGGCTCTTTTTCTTCTTCTCTTTATATATGGGTGTTTTCTTATATCTTTATCCAAGTTAGAGGGTCAGGTTCACCGAAATACTTCTCTACTTCTATTCTAAATTGTTCCTGTTTTCTGTCTCTAAAAGCTAAATCTTGGTCTTTGGCCAACTGCTGTATCCAATAATAACAAGACATTTGAAGTGCATCTATTCTGTCATCGTGAGTTAAAGTATTAGCACCTTTTTGAAGTCTACTTATTTGATAGAACAACTGGTATCTTAAAGCTGTCTCAGCAGGATACATAGCGTTAGTTTCTTCATAGTCCTTCTTGATAACACTTGGGCATACAACGAGTCTGTGTTGGGCTATTATAGGCTCTAACGTGTCTAATATACGTCTGTGTTTGTTAGACTGTTGTCTAATACCTTCAGTAGTACAAGGATACTCTCTTATTAAATATGGTTTAAGTAATTCAGTAAACATACCTTGACCGAAGTTATCTTCAATCAATATCTTTTTAACTTTATGTTTCTTAGCTACTTCCACCAATTTTGATAAAGTGTGTTCACTATAACCACTATTGAAACCGCCAATATCGATAAGAAAAATATTTCCATTGAGAAATTTTGTGACGCTATAAGCTGTTTCATCTTTCCCCTTACCTGATGGGTCAATCGACATTACACAACCTGTATAATCTAACCATGTACCCTGTGTTTGCATTGGTCTGAAATAACCATCTCCTTGTAAACCTACACAAGGTAAATCGTTATGTTGTAATTCTGGTGAACTTGCCCAGATAACTTTCTCTGGTGCATTTTCTGGGTTCAAAGTCATAACACTTAAATCAGATAATTTTAATGGGTATCTATTTAAGTCAGACAATGAACTGTCTAGTTGGTATTGCATATTTAAACCAATACGCCCATAACTAGCTTCTCTATCTAATAAATCTTTTTCATCAAATCTACTAGGGTCTGTGGGTTGACCTACTATTTCATCTTTCCAAGTATTTGATATTCTTGGTGCAAGATTAGAACCATAAGATAACATTTGTTTCTCTGTTGGATACCTCGCTGTCCAATATCTAATTTTATAACCTCTCTCTTGCAACTTGTTATAAATAGACTGTTCTACTTGCGGTGTACCTAAAAATACAATTCTACTGTCTTCATTAGGTTTAATGATTGCTTCAAATTCTTTTATACTTTCAGATAACTTGTCTCTCATAAATTGAGTTTGAGTATTACCTGAAGTCTCAACATCGTCTGCAATTATAATATTTGCACGTGAGCCTGTAAGCTGACTTGTTATTCCTAATGATTTAACACTAGGTTGTTGTGATGCTAACGCTGTGGCCACATCAAAACTTATCTTAGATTGTCTTTGGTCACTCTTAGGATAAAGATGTTTTAGAATAGACATCTCTGACATTAGTCTTAAACAGAAAGTACTAAAATCATCTGCTCTATTCTTTGATGCAGATACGACTAATATGTTTAAGTCATTATCTAATAGCAACCGCCATAAGACGTAAGAAGCTGTAATCCAACTCTTTCCTACCCCTCTAAAAGCACTAATAATACACCTTGTTGAACCATTAGCTAAATAATCAGCTATATCGTACTGTATTGGCGTTGGTTCAGGTAATCTTAAATGCTTCCAAGTTAGGTATAAAAAATTTCTAAAATCGTTAATTTTTGACGACTTGTTTATCTTTTGCATCAAATGGAAGTTCCTCTATTAATTTTCTTAATGGACTGTCCTCAACAGGAACAGCGTCTATGTTGTTATCTTTAAGAAACTGTCTAGCTACGTTTAAATCTGCTGACTTTGCATCAGGGTCTTTAACTCTCTTTAGTAGTTCAGTTGCTAGAACTTCATGTAATTCTTTTAATTTTTCACTCATCTATAATTCTCAATATTTTTTTAGCACCCATATAAATCTCTGTTTCTGCTTTTACTTGTTTGCAAATAAATCTTACATTCGCTGGGTTAACTTCTTTTTTTGCTATACGAGCTGACTTCATACAGCTAGATAGTTTGTCTTTATAAGTATGTTCAACTATTTCTCCTTTGAGAACTAATATTAATGCGAATACTGTTTCAATCATTAATGTTCTCCATTAGAAAATTGTCTTTGTTTATCTTTTAATTTTTCAACATCTGCTTGTAGCTTTTCAATAATACCTTGTTGAAATTCTATAAGGATATTTTGTTCTTGGTCATTTGCAGACATACCCATTTCACCTCTTGGATATTTAATAGAAAATTCAACTACATTTTCTAAATCTTTTTCAATCATTAATAATTTTGTTGAATGATTATTTAATTTTTCTGTGACACCAAAATATGCCCACACTCCAATAGCTACTGCACCAATGATACTAATTAAGTTTTTCATCGGCATACTTATTGAAGTCTGCTCTGAAATTTTCATTATAAAACTTTTCCTTTATTGATACCTTTTTTAATTACATATCGTTGTGTGCCATTAGCACCTATCTCAACTTCTTTTCTTAAATGTTGAAATACATTTTTTTCTTTTAATTCTTTTTCAATTCTTTTTTTGAAACTTTCCAATAACTTGGTGTCTCTCATTAACTTTTGAAATATTTATTATTTTTATTTAATTTCTTTTTCTTTTTAGGACAGTCATGTTTTTCGCAATGTGAAAAGTCCATATCCCAGAATTTATCTAGGAAACCAAAAAATTTATAAATTAATTTATCAATCATATTTAATTTCGTTACAAAAATAGTTCATATAAAGTTTGTTAGTTTCAATATTATCTTTCATCTCTACTGAAAAAGTTTGAATAAATTTACCACCTGCACCTACACATTCTGACCATGAATTAAATTCGGTAGGCATTGTAGATGTTGTGTTACAAAATCCTGTTATTGCTGAACAAATACTAAACGCTAGTATAAATTTCACTTAAACTGAAAAAACCCTATAATTCCAACAACTAATGTCCCAATAGCTAAGATAACTTTAAGTCCACCTTTGCCCATAGAAACATCTTGTCTTAACGACTTAATTTCTTTTTTCATTTCTTCTATGCTTTTTAGAATGTTGTTCATTCGTTCAGCACAAAGTTTCTCATGTGATGAAAGTCTTACACCAGTAGCGACTTCGCTATACTCTTTTGGTGTAATCTTTTTTCTAGGCATTATGATTTAGGATTGTCTGATTTAACTTTAGCAATCGCATCTTGCCAGTTAGTAGTACCATTAACCTTATCCCAGTATTGCATATCTAACTGTTCTTGAATTTTTGGATATTCTTTTCGTCTTACTGTCTCATAAGCAGTAGAAGCAAAATAATCTTCTGCTTGTGTAATAAATGATTGTAAATCAGACCAAGAAATTGGTGCTTCCATTGGAATACCATAACCTTTTTCATCAATACCATTATTCCATACAACTTCTGTTAAATAATTTTCTGCATTTATATTTCCATTTACAGAATGACCAATATTTTCTCTTGAAGCATCTTGACTTATCCATATTTCGATTGCTTTATGTACTATGTGATTATTCATATTATGCTCCTATCTCCATTATAACCATACTTGAAATACCAGATGGTGCAAAACCTTGTGAATTATCATAGTTTCCATTAATTCTAACAACATTGGTTGAGTTATCAGTCTCTCTAACTGTTACTCTATAATACCTAGCTTGTGATACATCACTAGCACTACACATTGTATTCCAAGCTGAATGTTTAATATCTGCTGCATATCCCCAACCATCATAACCCATTGAGTTACCTACGTTTGAGTTTGAATCTGTACCCGCATGACTAGTTGAAGTCTGCCAAGTTGTTCTTTGTATAGTTTGCCAAGTAGAATTATCTGTTGAATATTCCCACAAAGGAGAAACTCCTGGGTCGGCATTTGCATTACCACCCGCACTTAAAACACCACTTATAAATAATTTACTATTGGATGCTACTGCATTTGGAAGTGTTACATTTAATCCAGTAACTACTACTCTACCAGAACTAAAATTAAATGTTTGAACATCTATTTTAAAAGCACTATTACTTTGAAGTATTGTACCACTACTTGCAGGTAAATTAGTTAAACTAGCACCGCTAACAGCAGGAAGTGTTGAAGGAAATCTAGCATCTGGTAAAGTACCACTTGTTAAATTACTTGCTGATAAGTTTGTTAAATCAACATTACTATTTAAAACAGTAGATGGCATCCTTGCATCAGCAAAAGTACCAGTAGTAATTTTAGCAGTATCTAAACTAGGTATCTCATTAGCATCAAGAGATATTCTTGCGTTATCTATTGTACCTGTAGTTAATGCAGACGCATCATTTGATGGTGGTACATTATCTAGTGCAGTAGATTTTACATCTCCATTTGCATCAAGCAAATCGGATATATCTCTAGCTTTTGTCATATTAAGTATTCTCCTACGATTTTAAGATTTTAATTATTCAGCAACAGGTGGTGTATAACCTGTAAGTGCAGTTGCTTCTGCTTGTGTTAATCCCAAGTCTAATAGCTTTTGATTGCCATTAGCTTTGTCTGTAGCTTTTTGATTTACTTTAGCATCTTCTGCTGTTTGTAATTCAGTTGCTTTTACAGAAACTTCACTCATATTGATTTCAACTTCAT